CTATCCAACTTTAACCGGAAAATGTCAGAATGTGCCGGATAATGCGGAATGCGTCGGAATATGCCGAAATATGCCAAAAGAAAACAGCCCCGAGGAACCATCAGGCTCCCCGGGGCTGCTGCTATGTACTCTTACTTGATCTTCCCCTGCATCTGATCCAGCAACTCATCGGCGCGGATGGCCTCGGGAGTAAAGCTGTTATTCTCCCACCATGCCCAGATGGCGGCAGCGGTGGTCAGGCCAGCGGTCACCCATTGCTCCACGCTGGCGCTGTCGATGGGCAGCACCGGCTTGCCTGCTGCACTCAGCAGCTGATTGACGAGGGCCAGTGCCAGCACAACAGTGCGGGCGATGGTCGCGGCGGGGATGGCGGGGGTGTTGTTCTCAGTGATGTGTGCGTTCATAATGTCAGTTCCTTTCTTCAGTCGTGGATGGGTAAAGCGCAGGCTCTCTTGTACAATTCCGTGCCGGTGCCGTTGCCGCCCATCACATGATAGGTCTTGTAGAGGTAATTCAGGTTGCGCAGGCCGTCGCGGGTGATGTACCCCAGCTCCATAAAACGGTAGCACTCGGTATAGATGCGGTCGTGCAGCAGGGCCAGCACCGCGTCCCACAGGGCCTTGATCTTGGGGATGGCGGCAAGGATCGCGCCGCCGATCAGAGCACAGAGCCACCCGGCCCAATACTCCGTGATAAACTGCCACATCGGTCTCACCCCTCCTCGTCATCTTCCCACGCCTGCTGGATGCGCTGTCCGTTGTGACACACCGCATCCAGAACGGCATCTGCTTGGATATTGGATGCCAGCAGGGCCTTGTCTTGGGTATTCATGTTGTAGTACCCCGTGAACACTTCACCGTCTGCCAGAGGCGCTGCTATGGCGATACGGTCGATCTTGTGCTCTTCCAGTGTAGCTAGAACCTCTGAGAGCCAGGGTGCGTATGGTGCATCTGAAATCAGATAACTTGCCATCGGTCTCACCCCCTGACCTGCCCCAGCCCGGCCCGCTGGATGATGGCAGCGTAGTCCTTGTAGGCCACGCTCAGGTCTGCGCCCTTGGCGATGCCGGGGATCTTGCCGCTGCTGGTGTACTGCCACATCCCAAAGGGCCAGCCGGGGGCGGGCTTCTTGGTGCGATAGGCTGCCAGCCATACGTCGTAGGGCTTGAGGGCCGCGCCGCCCATGTAAAGGTTGGTCTGCCCGAAGTTCAGGCCGGTGTAGAGCATGGCGTACACGCCCCAGCTCTCCACCACGCTCAGGCAGTGGGCCACGATGTCAGTCAGGGTGGCCTTGCTCAGGGCCTCCTGCAGCTTGTCCTCGATGTCCACGGCCACCGGCAGCTGGAACGTTCTGCCGCCCAGTGCCTTCTTGAACAGGGCCAGCTCCTTGTCGGCCTGTGCCTTGGTGGTTGCCTTGAAGTAGCCGTACACGCCCACCGGGATGCCCAGTCGGGTGCACTCGGCGTAGTTGCGGGCAAAGAAGGGGTCGATGTAGGGTTTGCTGGGCTTGCCCTCTTTGCTGTTGCCCATGGCCCGGATCATCACGCCGGAGACAAGGCCGCTTGCCTTGACCTTGTCCCAGTCAATGCGGCCCTGCCAGCGGGAAACGTCAAGTATGGTTCTGGGCATTGCTCTGCGCCTCCTTCTCGGTCAGCTGGACATGGATAGCTTCCAGGTCGTCAGCGGTCAGGGCAGGGTAATCCGCTGCGATTGCCTCAAAGGCTTCGCCGTTGTTCAGCCGGATGCGGAATGCCCGCACCATGATGCGGAGTTTCAGGTTGTTCAGCGTTTTCATAGTTTTAACCTCCAATCAAATCGGCCATCATAAGCACAAGGTCGTTGTTTGCCGCTTCCAGAGCGTCCATGCGGCCCGGCACGGTTTCCAGCTCTGCCTTTTTCTTCGCTTCGGCGGCAGCGGCTTCTTCTGCCTTTTTCTTGGCTTCAGCCTGTGCAGCCAGCTCTTCGGCGGTGTAGCGGATGTACCGCATCACCGGCACTTCCTCATCCCAGGCGGGCTGAGGGTCAACACCGGGCACATCGATGATCTTTACCATGTCCCGGCCAATCTCTTTACCATCCCGGTAGTAGATGGCGAGAGAGCCGTCCGGCAGCTTTGCGGTCTCTCTGTGCCACTGCGGAGCTGTGCCCTCTACGGCATCATGGTGAACGACTTCCACATCTTCCACCAGATAGCCCGCTTCCAGATCCGGCTCTGTTGTAAGCATTGTGCCGGACTCATCAATTGTTTTCATAGTTACTCCTTTCATGCGGCATCATCCACCCGCACCCAGATGTACAGGGCATAGTAAGGGTTCAGGACGCTCATTGCCTGCCCGCTGCCGGTGCTGCCGATGCTCACGGTATGAGTGTGAGCGCCAGCGTCTCCGATGCTCACAGAGTGGCTGTGCCCGCCTGCGCTGTTCGTGCTGAAGCTGTGGGTGTGGGAACCATCAGAACTGGTTGTAAATTTATAATTAGCCCAGGAAGCTCCATAGTTCCTAATACGGTACGATTCGCCATCATCGCCGCCACTCTTATACTCAGCATTCACATTATGGCTATGCGAACCCGCCCAATCGGTCGTACCGCTATGGCTGTGGCTTCCTGCGGAGCCGGTGGATGCACTGTGGCTGTGGCCGCCTGCACTGCCAGTAGACCCGCTATGGTTGTGGCTCGGCATTTCGGCAGTAGTCTGGGTGTGGGTGGCGCTGCCGCCGGTGGTACCCACAGGGTAGGCACTGGAAGCGCCCATGATAAACTCACCTTCGACGCGCTCCCATGTGCCGCCGATAAAGCTTGCCGGGCTGGTGGGGTCGTTGCTGGCCCAGTACCTGACTCTCTTGTAGTCCTCTTCCCGCTGGGCGGCAAGGGATTCTTCGATCAGCTTTCTTACCGCCGCCGCATCCGCCGGTGCATCCTCTACGCGCAGGGTCTTATCGGTACCTGCCCGCGTTCCAGCCAGCGCTGCGGCATCCTCTGCGGCTTTCTGGGCCTTTTCCGCTGCCTGACGGCTGGTGGATGCCGCTCCCGCGCTGGTAGATGCCTCCCCGGCCTTAGTGGCGGCGGTGGAAGCGCTCCCCGCAGCGGCGGTGGCCTGCTGGGTGGCAATGTTTGCCGCAGCGGTGGCCGTTTTGGTGGAAGCTGCCACGTCGTTCAGGGCCGCGGTGCGGGCCTGTGCGATGTCCTTCAAGGCGGCGGTGTGTTTCGTCTCCGTGTCCTGCAGGGCCCGCTGGGCGTTGGTCTCGCTGTCCTTGGCGTTCTTCTCGCTGGCGGCGGACTTGGTCTCGCTGCTCTTGGCTGCCTCCGCGCTGTCCTTGGCGGCGGCAGCACTGTTGCTGGCGTTCTCCTCCAGCGTGGCGATGCGCTCCCGGGCAGCGGCCAGCAGCTCGTCGGTGGGGATGCCGGTCACACCGTCCCGCACGATGCCGCAGAGCTTCTCGTCCAGCCGGGTGTCGGTGATCTGGCCGGTGGTGACGGCGGTGGAGCCTGCCGGGCGGGTGATCTCGGCAAGACAGAGGTCGTAGATCAGCTCGGTGCGAGAGATGGCCGGGGCCGTGGGAGTGCTGGATGCCGTGCCCTGCAACACATGCAGGCTGGCGGCTCTGGCACCGGCATCATAGCGCATGACGATGCGGTCGATGCGGGGGAGAGACGGGTCGGCCAGCGGCATGGTCAGGGTGTCGGCCTCCCGCTTGGTGATGGAGTAGCCAGTGAAGCGGCTGGGGTGCACCCAGCCACGGCCCATGCCCACGGTGACCTTCAGCCCGCCTGCGGCTGTCACCGGGAAATCCTCAGCGGAGCTGAACACGCCGCTGGTGAGGCCCGCAAGGTAGGCCGCTACGTCTGCGGCATCGAAGTCGTAGCCGTTGGCGGGATATAAAACGATTTTGCTCAAAAGATCATCTCCTTACAGCTTGCGCCAGACCGGCGTACCCAGCCGCACGGTGCGGGTGGTGCTGTCGCTCTGGCTTTGGGTGATGACATCGGCCACCCGGACGGTGGCCTTGTAGCCCAGCTCCGGGATGGTGCAGTAGGCCACATCCCCGGGGGAGAGCCCTTCGGCATCGATGGTCAGCTCGATGCTTCCGGTGCGGAGCTGTTCCAGCAGTTTATTCGTGCCTCGGGCCATGAGCCGCTCGAGGTAGGCTTGGCTTTTGGTGGTCTCGCCCTTTTCCTCGTCCGGCTGCACGTCCCGGGCATCCACATACAGCTCCCGCCGGTCTGCACCGGTGGCATCCGTCAGGCCCACGGTCACGGTGGCCCGGTTCTCGCCCTCGCCTGCGCCCTGCACCACAGCAACGTTGGCGTAGTCGCTGTCGCCAAAGGCCCACGCAGCCTGCTGCAGGGAGCCCCACTTGGTACTGAACCTGTTGTTGAGGTCGGCGGTGGGCCGATAGACCTCGAACGTTAGTTTTTTCTGGTCGTTTTTACCACTGAGCCGCACCCGGAAGCCCAGATCACAAGCCGCGCCGATGGTCATCAGGTAGTCCATGATGCTGCCGCCGGAGGTCTGGGCGGTGTAGGTGGTGTCGAAGCCCACAGCAGCACCCAGCTCCAGCTTGGGCCATGGCTGCATTGCGCTGACCAGTCTGCGCATGGCCTGTTCCGCGTTCTCGTTCTTCACGATGCTGGTACCGGCCCGCTTGGTGAAGATCCACGTCCCCGGGAAGCCGGTGACCACTAAGTTGCTGTCCTGATTCTCGTTGCTCCGGTGGCAGATGCGCATGGGCACATCGCTGTCATTGCGGCGCAGCCAGCGGCCCTCCCGGAGAAGAGCGAGGTTCTCCTCGGTGGGCCGCACTTCCAGCGTCATGCTCCCCTCGGTGTTGTAGGGCTCGTCCCAGTAAAGGCTCACCCACACCTCCACCCGGCCCAGCCGGGCGAGGGTCAGCTCGTCCAATACGTCCAGCGTCACGAGATCACCTCCGGCAGGATGCCCGAAACCATGGGATAAAAGCGCACCGTCACCTGCAGGCTGGTCTCGCCGCTGTCGGCGGTGGCTTTGAGTAAGTTGTCGCCCGGGGCCAGCTCCAGCAAGTCGCTGTCCTCATCCAGCAGGGAGAAGATGTTCTCCTCCGTGCCGTCCTCTGTCCGCTTGACAGCCAGCTTGTCGGTGGTGGTGCGGTAGATCTCGATGACCTGCCCGGGGGTCAGGGTGGTCAGGATGCGGATGCTCTGGCCGGTGACGATGTTCAGCACGGTGGGGTTGACCACAGCGCCGTCGCTCTTGAGGGTGGCCGTGAAGGGCACTGCCAGTGCCCCGGGGTTGACCGCGTTCAGCCAGCCGACGGAGGTGCGCACGCCGAAACGGTGGGGTGTGCTGTAGTTGATGGGCAGCCTGAAGCTGGGCACAAAGCCGTTGATGCAGAAGCTCTGGGCGGTCAGGTCGTACCAGAAGGGTTTCGGGCAGAAGAGCATGAAGGCCAACACCGGGTAGGGGTGGATGCTCTTTGTGTAGGGGGTCTTGGAAAGCACGAAACGACAGAAGAATTTATCCTCGAAATACATTGTGCCGCTGGTGAAATAGGGCAGCTTTTCCAGCAGTAATTCCGCATCCGCATCGCCGTGGGAGCTGTGGCAGTGGATGATGAGCTCACGGCTCACCCCGGCCACGCTCTGGCACTCCACGCTCACGCCCACCTGGTTCACGCCCTGTGCGGTCTGCACGTCCACGTCTACGCCATTGATGGGGTCGAGGGAGTAGGGCGTGCCGTAAGCCCACCCGATGTCGAGAGTGGCCCCGGCATCCGTGACCAGCTGCAAATGGTCTTTTCTGAATGGCATTGTGGAGCCCTCCTTTCATCGTTTCTGGGCCTTGGCCCGGTCGGCTTCCCAGCGTGCTTCCCGCTGGAGGTCTGCCGCCGTCTGGGCCTTGGAGTAGATATTTTGGATGATGTTGGTGTCACCCTCCCGGTGGTAGTTGTTGGCGGCTGCGGCCACCTGTGCCGTGCCGGATGCGGCCACAGACCGGCTGATGGCCATGTTGTCACTGAGGACAAGGCTGTTGGCCTGCCGCACCATCTCGGCCAGCTTGCTGTTTGCGGCCAGCAGGGCCTCGGTGTTGGCCTCCACAGCGTCGGTCAGGTCTTTGTCCGGGGTGGGGGCCGTCGGCGTGGTGGAGCCGGGTTTTGTGCCTGTGGTGGTCTTGGCGATGTCATCCAAACTGCGCTCCAACTTTGTCTGAACCCCGTCCACATAGGTGGTCACGGTCTTGTAGGAGCGCTCCACGCCGTCCACCAGCTTGGTACCCGCCTCGGTGACGGTCTTGGTCACCCTCTGGGTGATCTTGCCGGTCTCATCCTGCAGCTTCTCGGTGAGCACCTTGGTGGTCACGGTGCTGCCGTCTGCTCTGGTGGTCTTGCTGGTGTCGGTCATGCTCTCGATGACCTTCTGGGAGTTGGTAGAAGTGCCGGAGCTGCTGGGGTTGTTGATGGCCTCCTGCTGTTTCTTCCGCGCCTCCTGCCGGGCCTTGCGGTCTGCGGCGATTTTATTGGCGTAGTCCCACGCCGGATTGGAGATGTAATCAATCGTACCACCGTAGAGCCACGCCACGGAGTTATACAGGCCGATGAGGCCGTTGATGAGGATGACAAAGCCCTCGATGCCCGCCGCCACGATGCGCATCAGGCCCTCGAAGATGTAGCTCATAAAGTCCTCAACACCCGCCCAGACAGTCTGGAAAGCGTTGGCCACATCCTTGTTTTTGCCGGAGAAGTTCAGCAGGGCACCCACCAGCATCCCGATAAGGGATATGACAAAGAGGATGGGGTTGGCATCCATGGCCACGTTCAGGGCAGTCTGCCCGGCTGTGGCGCTGGCTGCGGCGGGCACGAACTGCGCCACCAGACCCATGGCCAGATTGGCGAGGTTCCCGAACACGCCGCCCAAAGCGCTGCCCAGCTGGTTGAGCGCCCCCATGGCCACGCTCTGGATCTGCGCCTGCTGTTCCTTGGTGCAGGCCTGCCAGAAGTAGGAAGCCGCCCACAGGCCCAGCTGCTCGAGGTCGCCATCCTTGAGGGCCGTTGCCAGCGTCTCGATGGCCCCCAGCGCATCTGTCTGGATGTCGGCCTGGATCTGCGCCCATCCCTCGTCCAGCTTGGTGCGGAACTGCTCCGTGAGCAGCTCACCCATGCTGCCGTACTGGGGCCCGGCATCCTCGATGGTCTTTGCCACGGTCTGGGTGCCGTCGGCGGCGATGGTGGTCACGGTCTTGACCGTGCGCTGCACGCCGTCGATGATTTCAGTGCCGGTGGCGGTGATCGTCTGTTCGACCTGTTCAGAACCGTCGGCCAGCAGTTTCGTGGTGGTCTCGGTGGTGGTCTTTACACCGTCTACGAGGGCGGTCTGGGTGTCCTTAGTGGTGGATACCACATCCCGGACTGCCTCGATGCTCTGGGTGACCTTCTGGCTGCCGTCCGCTGCCGTGGTGGTGATGGTTTTAACGTCCGAGAGAACCCCGTCCACCATCTGACGGCTGGTTTCGGTGACGGTCTGCTTCTGCTGTTTCGTGCCGTTTTTCAGGGTCTCATGGACCGTTTCGGTGGTACGGGTGACCCCGTTCTCAATCTGCGTGCTGGTGGAGGTAATGGAGTTCACTACCTCAGATGCAGCCTTTTTGGCGGAAGAACTGGCCTTTTTCGAGGATGCGGAAACAGCACTGGCCGCTTGCTCAGTGGTCTTTTGTGCAGCTTTGGCCTCCTCTTGCAGTTCCGTCCAGCTCTTGGTGCTGATGCCTTGCCCGGCCTGGGCTGCCTTGTGCCGGGCCTCCCGGTTGGCTTTGGAAGTGGCCGCTGCGGCCTGTGCATCCTTGTCTGCTTTGTAGTCATCGTAGCTGGAAAAGCCGGTATAACCATCTTTCCCGAGGAAGCTGTTCAGCTTGTAACGGAGCTTGTCCAGCCAGCCGATGGCCGCCCCAATGGAGCTCTTTGCGATGTTCGCCACAGCCTGAAAGGCCCCGTCCACGATGTTCCGAAAGGTCTCGCTTGTCTGGTAGGCAGTCACAAGGGCCGCTGCCAGAGCAGCCAGAACAGAAACCACCAGCCCGACGGGGTTGGCTTTCAGTGTTTTGTTTAGGACTTCCTGTGCGATAGCCAGGCCGGTCGCACCATTTTTGGCCGCATCCTGTGCGGCGGCAAGGGCTGTGGTGGCTGCCGTCTGCACAACAGTGGCGGCAGAGGTGGCGGTCAGGTAGCCCTTGTAGGTCAGAAATGCCACGCCGACAGAGGTGACAACGGTGATGACCAGACCAATGGTGTCTTTCAGTTTGGCCAGCTTCTGGTCATCCTCCGTGATGGAGACCACCAGCTCGTTGGCCTTGACGATGAGGTCGCCGAGAGCCGAGAACAGGCCGTCAGTCAGTTTGCCGGTAAGGGCAGCCACGTTGTCCTGCAGGGTAGACAGCCGCCCGCTGAAGGTCTGGCTGGCTTCCAGCATACCGTTGTAGAACTGCCCGCCCTGACTGGTGGCGGCTTCCACAGCGGCCTGCAATTCCTCAAAGCCCACCTTGCCGTCCGAGATGCGCTTGTACAGGTCGGCCATGGATTCGCCGGTGGCCTCGCAGATCTGATTGAGCGGGTTGAAACCCGCGTCGATCATCATGTTCACGTTTTCCAGCGTGACCTTCTGGGCGCTGGACATCTTGCCATAGGCCCGGACAAGGGTCTGCATCTTGTCTGCGTTGCCCAGAGAAATGTCGCCCAGCATCTGCAGCACGTTGGTGGTGTCGTCTGCCGCAATGCCGAATTGCAGCAGGGTCTGGGTTCCCTCAGTCAGATCAGACAGGGTGAAGGGTGTGGATGCTGCCATTTTGCGGATCTCTTCCAGCTTTTCGGCGGCAAGCTGTTCGTCACCCAGCATGACCTTGAAATTGGTGAGGTAGCTCTCCATGTCTCGGTTGTAGGACAGACCGCTCTTCACCACGCTCATCAGGGCATCGGCGGCTTTCTTAGCGAAATCGGCGATCATCTGCCCGGCGGCTACCGTCCATTTATTGACGCTCTGCTCTGCCGGGTCGCTGTTCAGCCGGACATCACCCGTAATACTGAAATCAGCCATTGGGGGCGCTCACCTCCTCATCATCGCCATGTCTGAGCCGCTGCAGGAAGGCGGCATTGTGGTCGGCCACCGTGACTGCCGTCCGGATGTGCCGCAGTTCTTTGGGCAGGGCAAAGGTCTCCTTCAGGTCCTCGTACTGCTGGCGCTGCCTGCCCTCCATGCCGGAGGTGTCCATCGTGCGCCAGGACATGATCTTCGCCATGGTGGTTTCCTCCGGCAGCCCCCGCAGCAGAGCCAGAAACCGCCACCAGTGGATGCGCTCTGCCGTAAGGTTGATGTGGTAAGCCTGCTGAAAAGCTGCGGTCAGATAGTCTGCGTCACAGGCAAAATCCATGGCAAGCTCACCGGAACCGCTGCCTTTGCCGCCGGAACGTCCGGGCGGGTCGGCCCCGTGGTAAAAGCGCAGTAAACTTTCATAGGCCTCCGGGGCCAGCTGGGGAGGGATCGGCTCCCGGTAGAAGCGTTGGAACGCTTCCTGCGCAAAGGAAAGGGTGTCCTTTTTCTCCCGCTTGCGCTGGTACTGGTTCGACAGCCAGACCATGGGCCGGAAGTCCGGGTCGATGGCGCGGCCCTCCCACTCGGTGGGCAGTGGTTCCAGCAGGATGTCAGCCATGATGACGGCGGCGCTTTGCCTTGCGCCGCTGCTCACGGTTCAGCTGAGGAGCCAGAAGGCTGGGGTCAAACTTCTGCTTTTCCTGATTGGCAGCCCGGGTCAGTTCGGTCATCACGGTCAGGGCCTTGCCCAGGTCATTGCCGTCCAGCCCCAGAGCTGCCGCAGACCCTTTGCCCAGCACATCATCGACAAACGCTTCCACGATGCGGCACTGGCCGCGGATACCCTCAGCATAACTCATGTTAGGGGTCTGCTGTGCACGCTGACGCTCGGCCTCCTCGGCCTTTTCCAGCTTTGCCTTTGCCTGCTCCAGCCGCTCGATATCGTTGGCGTTCAGGCTGGAAAACGCAAATTCCTTATCAAAGATCTTCATGGTCGTCTCCTATCAAAAAAGCCCTCGCCGGTCAGGATGAGGGCACAGAGCTACGGGCAGGATCAGCCTGCCGCAGCGGTAGAATAGTCGAACTTGGCAGGGGTGCCGATGCCCTTTACATCGCAGGCAAAGGTGGCGATTGCGCCGGCAGAGCCGCCCACGTCGCTGGTGACGATGAATGCGGCTTCGCCCTTCTCGCCCTTGCCGGTGCGCAGGGAGAAATAGACGTAGGGCAGGATGACGCTCTGGCCGAAACCATAGATCATCTCGTGGCCCAGAATGAAGTCCTGGAACGCATCGCCCTTGCAACGGTCGCCGTTGATGGCGAGAGTGCGCTGAACGCTGCCCTTGGTGGTAACGGGGCCGGTGCGGATGTAGGTATTGTCAGAGGTGGAAGCGTTCAGTGCGCCGCTGTGCTCCCGCACATGGTCGGCACAGACGGTCCAATCCTTAACAGCATCCTTCTTGCTGGCCTCGGTGCAGATGGCCAGCACAAAGTCATCGGTGTTTTCGATGCCCTTGTAGTCGGCGCTGGGGGTGATGCCGGAGGCGGTAACAGCTTCAGTAACAGTCATGTTGAAACTCCTTTCGGTTGGTAATAAACGAGCCGGAGTTGCATCTGCATTTTGCAGCTTCCGGCGCTGCTGGTAACGATATAGCCCGATGCGGTGACCGATACGCTGAGGGGCTGCTTTGGGGCTTCCAGCTGGGGCAGGTCATGCCGGTCATTCTGGGCAAGCACCCAGTCGGCCAGCTGCTCAAAAAAGCCGCTGTTGGCAATCTGGGTGCTCTGGGCCTCGCTGTATTCCCGGCGGCTCAGAAATACATAGCTTTTGGCCATGTTCCTGCCGGAGAAATAAGTGGTCAGCACCGGGTCTGTGGGGGAATCCTCAATGGAAAACTCGGCCACCGGCTCCGGGGAAAGCCCAGAGATACGGAATGCTGCCCCGTTCTCGGTCTGTTCTTCGGCGATGAGAGGGCAGGTCTTGAGCCACTCCCGCATGGCCGTGATGGTGGCTTTCTCGCTCATAAGTGGCCCATCCCTCCCCAGAACATGGTAACGGCACGGGTCGCATAAAGGGCCAGATGCTCTCCCATGTCTGCAAGTGCCCGCTGGCCCCAGTAGGAGCCGCGCAGACCTTTGTACTTGTCTGCTTCCTGCCCACGTTCTTTGTTGCCCATGAAGGTACGCAGATCGCTGCCCTCGGCGTGCAGGTAATACTGCTTGCGGGCGTAGGGAGTGTTGTACACCAAAAGGCCCTCGTCATACTTGGAAGCGGTCTGTACGCTGTTTTTCAGTGTGCCGGTGTCCAGCGGAACATAACTGTCGATGAGCCGGGCCGCTTCCTGTGCCATGGCATACTGCGCTTTTTGCAGGGCAGCAGTCTTTTCGGCACCGAAGTCAGGCCGCCAGGAAAGCTGCATCTGAACGCCGTCCACCTTGTAGCGCAGGCCGTAGGGCTGATCAAAAACAGGCTTGCTCATTTCCTCAGCTCCCCTCTACATGAAAATGCGGCAGCAGCGGTTCCCGGTTGTCGGAGACCGCCGCCACCGTGCAGCAGATGTGTGTTTTCTCGAGGGCGGCATACTCGGCCTCGGTCAGGCTGCGGACAGCGCCGCAGATGAGCTTGCCGCCCCGCTTGAGCGTCCAGTGTGCCGCCTTTTCCCCGGGCGGGAGCTTTGCCCACTGGAAATAGGGCAGATACCCGGCGGCAGGGGGCAGCCGGACATGGACTGTCCGCTGGGGGTCGCCGCCGGAGGTGTCCAGCTTCTCCCGCCAGCTGCACCCGGGGATGACGTGGCAGACAGGCCGGTCGATCTCGGTGGCGGTGTCGTGGATGAGGTTCACAACGGTAACGCTGCACTGCATCAGAAACACCCCCGATACAGCAGGCCGTGGGGGTCGTGCCCCAGGCAGCCGGAAAGAATGCTGTACGCTTCGGCGACCTGCTTTTCGGCCAGTGCTCCGTCGGAGAACGTCACGGCAAAGCCGTCGTTGTTGACGCTGGTCACGCCCGGCGCATAGCCGGTGGCAGCGCGTGCCGCTTCGGCCCGTTCAAGGCTCTGCACGATGGACGCACAGGCCATGGCCAAAGCTTCGGCACAGTCGGCGCAGCCTTTGGTGTGGGCTTCGGCCCGGCCAAAGGTGGCCCGGTCAATGAGCTTCGAGGCCCGGAAGCACAGCGGCGTGAACGCGGCTTCGTCCAGCGTACCGCCCGCTGTCTGGTACTGGTCGTAGGTGCAGTAAAGCATGGGGGCCTCCTTATGCTGCGACAGCCGCAGCGGTCAGGAATGCGAACGGAACCTTGGAGCGGTCTGCGTTCATGCGGGTGGCGGGGTTGGGCAGTGCCCAGCCCATACGCATCACAACGCGCAGGGCCACCATATCCTGCTGGGCCAGATTGTAGACGATCTCCTTGGTGGAGGGATCCTGAATCACGCCCTGATCCAGCAGCTTCACGGTGACATCCTGACGGATGGAGTACACCAGCTTCTTGAAGTTGCCTGCGATCAGCTGGGCCTTGGAAGCATCGAAGCCGCCGTTCTCGGGGAAGTACATGGGCGCACCGTCCAGCGCGTAGGTGGTTGCACCCTGCATATCGGAGCGGAACAGCGGGCGGCCATTGGTATCCAGCAGGCCGCGCAGCTCTGCCTTGGCGGTCAGGTCGCCCACCACGGCATCCACGCCGAAGCCGCCAGCTTCGACCTTGGAGAACAGACCATCCTTGCCCAGCAGCTTGGTGTAGTCGATGGGGCCGGTGACCTTGTTCTTTGCGGCAAGGGTCAGCACGTCGGTCGTCCACTCGGTGGGACGGTCACCGCCAAACAGGATGGCGTTGTCGATCTTTGCGCCCATGGCCTCACGGACGCGGGGCTGTACCTCGCCCATGATGTCAAAGGAGGAATCTGCCAGAACGGCCTCGGGCACAGGAACGATGACAGCCAGCTCTGCGGCGGTCATGTAGACGTTGTCCCATTCCTGCTTGCTGGTTTTCTTCATGCCGGTGTCACCGTTGACCCAGTATGCCAGAGGCAGCATGGACAGCACGGGGATCTTGGTCTGGTTGGAGGTCATGTTGGCAAGGCGGGTACCCAGCTGCATCACGATGGAGCTCTTGGGCACATCCTGCTGGATGGTGTTCACCAGCTGCTCCCGGATCAGGGCCTCAGCCTTATTGCGGGCGATTGCATCAATAGCCATAATAATCAACCTTTCTGGCCGAACGCTGCGCGGAATGCAGCATTTGCGGCCTCATGTGCGTTTGCGGGCTGGCGGTTGCCGCCCGGTGCGGAGGTAGAAAACTGTACCATACCGCCGTCCGGCAGAATGGCGCTGGGGTCTGCGGCCTTGAAGGTCTTGACATAATCATCAAAGCCCAGGATCTCGCCGTCCTTCATAGCAAAATTCTGGGCCTTTGCCTCGGCAAGGAATGCCTTATGGGCGCTCTCGCTGGAAAACTTCAACCCGGCGGCCTTGCGTTCCAGCGCATAGCCCTTTTCGAGGGCGGCTACCTGGCTGGCAGCGTCAGTCTTGGCCTGTTCTGCCTTGGCCTTCCACTCGGGGTCGTAGCCCTCCAGTTTGCCGTTTGCAGTGTTCAGCTGTTCGGTCAGGGTGGTCTTTTCGGCCTTGAGGGTCGTGATCTCATTGGCCTTTGCCGTGATGTCAGCGCCGTGCAGGTTCATAATGCTGTCCAGCTGTTCCGGCGTGATACCGGGGATGATTTTGCTCACATCTTCACGTTTCAATGTTGAGTGCTCCTTTCTGGTCAATGTTTGACGAATGGATCCGTTCGGTTTTGTAACGCGGTTCGCCTTCCGCATGGATCCCGGGCAGGGTACGCGCTGCCCGCCGCGATGGTTGCTTCCGACACAAATGTCGGGAACATGGCACCGTTTGCAGGGCTTGAACCTGCGGTATCCGGTTTTGGAGACCGGCGCTCTTCCATCTGAGCTAAAACGGCATGAAAAAAGCGCCCCTGCTCAAACGAGCAAAGACGCTTGCGGTATTTGGTTGTCAGATGCCGGGGACGATTTCCTTAACACCCTTTGCAAATGCGGCGGCCTTTTTCATCAGACTGTTTTCCTGAAGATATTCAAGCCCCTGTAAGGTGATATGAGGTTCCATGGGTGGTTCGATGCGCTCCGGCTGGCGAATGTAGCGGACGATGTTCAGGCCCTCAATGTAACCTGCTTTCTGCAGCTGAATCAAAAGTGCCTGAAACCGGTTCGGATTCGTACCGAAGCGCTCGGCAGTAAAACCAGCGCAATCGAACTCCTCAAAGTCCATGCTTTGCTGCAAATACTTCAAAATGCGGTAGATGACACGAAAATCTTCCATGATGACACCTCACTTCTTTTTGTTTAAGTCCATATACAGATACGCTTCCGGGTCGCCATACGCTTCCCGAGACCACTGTCGGTCTTGCTTGGCTGACAGGCGGGTCATGTGCAGCCAGACATCTCCATCTGTTCGCAATGCCGGATTCTTTTGCATTTCGTTCCAGATTGCAGAGGGGTCATCAAGCAGAAGCACTTCACTTTTTGTCATCTTTCAATCCCTCGATAAAATGATAGAGCTGCGGGTCTTTCTCTTTCAGGGCAGAGGGCTCCTGATAAAAAGCGCGATACCCTTCACTGAAATATTCCTTCAGCATATCTTCATTGATCTGCATCGTTCCGGCTTTAAAAATTCCATCCGTGGGAGATTCATATAGCCGTCCCTGATACTCAGAAATGAATTTGCTGTTCTGAAGAAGATAAATCGCTTGTGTATAGGTACTGTCATCATACACGATTTTAGAAAAATCTTCAACATCAATCCCGGATTTTCGGATGCTGATGTATTTGGAGTTGTGCCGCAGGTCGAGGGAAATCTCCAATGCGTGGCCATACTCGTGAATAACATCACCGCTTTTGCGCTCAGGGTGAAGATAAAGCGTTTTGTCTGGATAATAATAGCCGCTTCCAGCGGCATCTTTCTCTGTCATTACGACCTTGTTGATGATGCTTTCAGCCTTATCGCGCTGCCATTGAGGAATGACGGAAAGCTCTTTTTCAATGCCTTCACGCTCAGACTGTGAAACACTATCAGAAAAATTGAGTTTTTGAAGAATGCCGCGTGGCTCTTGCTTCTTCGCCGCCCACGTTGCCTTGCTGCCCTCGCTCCTGCCAAAGCCTGCCACGCTGGTGCGGGCACTGTCGGCCCTGCCGCCGGTGGCGCTGATAAAGTCGGCCAGATCCTGACGGGCCTGCCTCAGCTTCACCGCGCTAGCGGTGGTGTCGGCCCCGGCGGCATCCTCAGCCAGATACCGGCGCTTGTACTTGCGCACGGTGCGTTCCCGGGCCCGCTGCATCTGGCTGATCTCGTACCGGGTGTATCTGCCGCCGTTGTACTTGATGTCCCGGGCGTTGAGGGCTTCCAAACTCTCCTGCGTCCACGCAGGCGGTGCACCCAGCTCAGGGAAGATGGCAAAGAAGGTATGACGGCAGTTCCAGCCGCAAAGCCCGGCCCCGGTGCCGTAGCCGGTGGCGGCCTCGAAGTCCGGGTAATGCTTGCCCATGTAGTCCACAGCGCCGCCCCGGTGGAACTGCCTGCCCTGCCACTCAGCGTGGGAAGGGCGGGCCCCGCCGTGGGCCGTGGTCTCGAAGAACTCCACTCCCATCTCATCGGCCCGGGCCACCTGCAGCTTTGCACCGGTCTGGTTGACCCCAGTGAGCACCGCCCGGCGGGCGGCCACTTCCAGCGTGTCGGTGTGGCCGGTGGGGTAGGTGACGTATTTCATGGTGTCGGCCAGACTGTCCACCGCGCTCTTGACGGCGTTCTTGTAGTCGAACGCGCCGCTGCTCACCTTGAGATGGGCACGGTCGAGAGCGGCTTCAAACTGGCCGCTGACGGTGTTGGCCGTGGTGGCGGTCAGGTTGTGGAAGGTTCCCGCCGTCTGCTGATAGCCAGCGTTGAGCAGGGCCTGCAGGGTGGCATTCTCGGAAAAGGGTGTGGGCTCCTTGCCGTAGTGGTAGTAGATCTCGTCCTCGTTTTCCATGGCCCGGGTGGCCGCTTCCTGCATGAGCCGCCGGATCTCGGCTTCGCTCCTGCCGGTGTAGCGGGCCAGCTTCTTTACCACGTCCTGCCGGAGGGCTTCGGTCTGTTCATACCGCCACAGCTGCCAGTTTGCCGTGGGGGTCAGGGCTTCCATTTTGGAGATGCGCCGGGCCACGTCCCGCAGGATATCATCCTCGACCTGCTGAAATAAAAGCACCAGCCGGTCGGGTGCGTGGTCGAGATAGTCCGGGGCCAGCATCAGGCACCCCCGCCGAAGTTCAGCTCAGGCTGCTTGTTTTCGGCATCGGCTTCGGCGGCAATGGCCTTTGCGTCTGCCTCGCTGTATCCCTCGAACTCCACCAGATACCGCCAGAACGGGAACTTCCCGGCGGTAACGTATCCCCAAAACATCTGCTTGCGCTCCTTGGGGTCTGAGATGATGGAATCATCGAAATCGAAGGTTACATTGCACTCGCCCGGCAGAGGAACCGACGCACCGCTGTGCCATGCGGCATCCAGCAGGACGTTCACAGCATAGACCAGATCGGTGAGTGCTGTGCCGAGGGCCCGCTGCAAGTCCTTCACGGTGGTGTAGCTGCGCTGTTTGCTGCTGCGGATTTCCTCAGCGGTCTTATCAACGTTCTGCGGATCAGACAAAGTACCATAGGCAAGGCCGCACTGGAATTCGATGCGCTTGAGCATGGCATCCAGCCCTTTGCGATAGCTCTCATCCCGCAGGGTGGGGGCAAACACCTCGTAAAGGTTCCGACCACCGGAGACGCTGCCATTGATCCAGTTGCGGTAGAGCCGCTGTTCCCGCAGGGGCATCGTGGAACCGCCGTCAGAGCCCGGGCGCAGGGCGGTCTGGTCTACATCAAGAGCCAGCTGGCCGCCGCTGTACTCCCAGAGCAGTGCGCCATACTGCTCATCTGCATCCCGGATGATGTCCACTGCCGGAGCGTACACGCTGACACCCAGCGGGGAATGCCGGTCAGCGGCGTTGCCCTTGGGAGCCTTGAAATAGCCCCACAGCGGCCTGCTCACGCCGGTGAACTCCGTATGCGGGGCCAGTGCAGCCCACTCCGCAACGTCGGTCAGCGGAACTTCGACACCGATGTCAGCGCTTGTCATGGAACGGAACGCCTTGACGGTGACGGTATATTTCCCGCCGGAAAACTCGTGGTTTTCCAGCCGGGTGTAGATGCGGCCACCCCTTACAAGATGATCGTAAAAAATAGCCCCGGTCATACGTCCGGAGCTATCAAAGCGGGTGGGACAGAAGCAATCCCCCTGCACCACATCAATCTGGATGCGGCCCTCAGGGTCGAGATAGGGCCGGAACAGTACCCCACCAAGGGCACAGCCGTACTCCACGGGAATGCGCAGGTCTGCAATAAAGGGTTTGAGCAGCGCATTGATGCTGTCCGCCCGGGCACTGCCGGAGACAAGGCATTCCATTTCCAGTGTGGTCAGCCGGGCCAGCTCGGCGGCAATGCTCTGCGGCAGGCCCAGACTGTGCAGCGGGTCTTTGCCGCCGTGACACCATGGGCCGCCGGTATCGTACATCTGTGCCCAGAGGGTGATGGCACTCTCCATGGGGGCAGACACGCTGACGCTGATGGGAGTGTCCTCCCCGAACCAGAGCCGGGCCTTCTCCCGCAGCCACGAAAGCAGTTTGTCAAACATTACTTGGCTCTCCAATCTGCCCAGCGGATGAGCGGGGCGAATATCGTGTAACAGAAATAGCGGATATCATCCATGGCATGGTCGTTCTCTTTCACGACCCTGTCCTCCTTGGCCTTGTCGTCCCAGGAATATGCGCCGAACTCCCGGCGGGAATCGGTGCAGCTTTCATGGATCCGGACAAGTCCGGCCTGCATCATGGAAGCTACGCAGCGGATCCCGTTCAGAACGTCGTTGTCGGCGGGGATGACCTGATACCTGCCGTGCCGTCGGATGGTCTCGATAAAAGACGCGGCAGACGGATCTACACACACAGCCTGAATGTAATAGCCTTTTGTGAGCCGTTCCAGCTCGGCGTAGTGCTCCTCATCGGTGCGCTGCACACGTTCTTTCCGGCTGTCAAAATAGCTCTCCCGGATACGCAGGGCCTTACCGTCATGGATGACCCATAGCCCCATGCTGCATGGGTTATGTGTGCCATAGTCGATGGACACATAAAATTGACCGTCGATGCCGGCTGAGCTGCCGTGGAAGAGGTAAGGATCCGCGCAGAGCGAAAAGAAGGGATAGACCAGACCGGACGCATTGCACCAGTGGCCCAAAATGAAGCGGTCGTAATAGACAGTCCCGGCCAGCTCGTGCTTCAGGTGCTCCACGAACTCCTGCGGGAGAAAGGGGTTGTCGTCGATGGTGGAGGTCTGGCAGAAGATGTCCACCTCGGGGTCATCGATGAACTTTTTGAGAAAATGCTCCTGACTGTCCGGGTTAGCTGTGCCGTCGAAGTGGGAATGAGGACAGCGCAGGCGGGTCTTGAGCATCTGGAACACGTCTTCATCCCAGGTGGTCATCTCATCGCCGTAACCGTACTCGATGGTCATGCCCTGAATACGGGCAACGTGTTTTTTGCTGTCCGCGCCCAGAATGTGGACCCGGCGGCCAAACAGCCGGGCAGTGTTGTCGCTGCTGATGGTTCCCACAAGGGCCTCGCCCCAGATCTCTCGCATGGGGTCCAAAACGTTCCGGCTGATGGTGCCCTGTGTGTTGCCCAGCATTACCGCTGCGCCCTCACCCCGCAGAGCCAGAAGGCGCTGGGGAATGACCACGGCATAGTCCAGCCAGCTCTTGCCGGAACCGGTAGCCCCAACTTTCAGGTTCCACCGGTGTGAACAGGAAGCAAGATATTCTTTCTGCTTAGTCGATAACACTGTCTACTCCTCCTAGGATCTTGCGGGCCTCGGCCAGCTGATCAGAGGCATCGCCGGACACGCCGTTGAACATTCCCAGATGCCGCCCCAACAGATCCAAGGCTTTCAGCTTGTCGGCCAGCTTGACCTCCTGCTCCAGACCATCCTCTCCGAAGGTCTTGACCTTGACCGACTGCACAGCAGCCAGATCGTCCGGTGCGGCATCGCTTTTCAGGGAAGCCGTCCTAGCATCGATGAGGTCGCCCGCGTTGACGAACGCCACCTTGGCCAGCTCTCGCACCACCCGGTCAGCGGACACGCCGGTGCGGCGGCTCTGCTCGGCCTGAAGCTGTGCGATGCGGTTCTGGATACTAACATTCGCTAACAGCCGTGCCGCCTGCTCGTTGGCCGTCTTTGGGGAGTATCCGGCACGGATGGCCGCCTGGGTCGCGTTCAGGTCGATCATATATTCTTCACAGAACCGCGCCTGCTTGTCGGTCATCCTCACCACCTCTCTCGTTGTCAGGGTACAAAAAAGCCGCCCTGAGCGGATGCTCAGAACGGCAGTTGTAATCAGGAAAAGCCCGGCCGGTGCAAAAAAGCTGTTAAGCAGCAAAAGGAGAAAACCGTATCAAGAGGAGGAAAACAAACCTCCGGTCGGGCCGCCAGCACGAAGGGAGTAAGGATGCCTTTCCTGCTGGGCTTTGCAGCATAGAGTATAGCACACTTGAACTAGTGCTTTTTAGTGCGTCATGGGTCTGTGTCCAGAAGTTGCACCGCTTTTTTGTGTCGTCGGAGGACCCAACTGACATCGAGGGAGAGCCGGTCAGCGATCAGCTCCCACTTGTGCCCACAGATATATCTCCGGTACAGAATCGTGAAGTCAAGCTCATCATCCAGCTGCTGTAGCGCAAAGATGATTTCTTTGCGAATGCGGGTGCTTTCCTCACACTGGGCTTTGTAAGCGCCCCGGGCTTCGTCGATGCGTTCTACTGCACGGGGCAATGTTTGGCCGTCTCCTCCGCCGCCCGGCACAGCGGAAAGGCACTGGGTCATGTTGGAAGCGTCTGTCTTCAGCGTGTCCAGCTCATCCAGCCGCAGCTGTTCGAGCCGCTTCGCTTGCTGATACCTTCTCAACCAGGCCTTCTTCTCTTCGTAGGTCATCCCCACACCTCCACACGCACGAACACACCGCAGGGGTCCGACCAGAACTTCTCCACGATCTCGCTGCACACCTGGGCATCATCGTGCCAGAAGTGCAGGCGGGTCATCTCGTCCTTGAGGGCCTTTTCCAGATTGTCGGTGTCAGGTTTGGAGGTGCGCCAGCTGCCGTCCGGGCGGCCCTCGGGGGCAAAGCACCACTTGACCACCAGCCGCACTGGCTTCCCGGCGGGCACGGGCTGATCCGGTGCATGGGGTGCCAGGTAAGCGTGGAGCTTGGCCCGGGCGGCTTTCAGCTCGGCGCTGTCGTGGAGCACGGCACAGGGCTTGCCGCCCTTCATGTAGGCGTGCAGCTCCTTGGCGTTGTGGGTGGTGGTGGGCGGCTTCATGGGCAGGAAGAATTGAGCAATGGGCAAAAATTGCACGTTCGTTTCACCTCGTTCTTTCTTTTTTGTTCGGCCAACGTGATGGGGAGGGTTCCCCGGAGGGATGGGGGCTGTGTTCGCCCCATCCTCTGGGAGACCCCATCACACACGGACGGATTTTGTATATTATATATAGGCTATTTTCCGTCCCGGATTCGGAAAAATAGCCGCTATTTTCCGAAATCCGTAAGCGGATGCGGATTTGTGATAGCCGCTATTTTACCATTTTTGTACTATGTGTAAAGCGGAATATTGCAGGCTGTAATTTACCCTGCGCTGCCGGGTTCTTTGCGGCCGATGTCTGCGCCGTCGATCCAGAAGCCGCCGTCCGCTTTCAAACGACGGCGTACAGTATCTGGTTTCAGCCCCATATATTCGGCCATGGAGTAGACCGTTACCTTGCCATCCATCATGCAGGCTTCAAAGGCGGTGTCCAGCTCGGCCTTTTTGTCCTTGCTGACTTTGTCCTTATTGCCCCAGCGCTTGGATGCGCCCCGGGTACCCAGTGACTTGTAATCGCTGTCTGGCTGCAGATCCTCCAGCAGGCCGGTGTCGGGCTTGTGGACAGGGTAGTCAAACCAGAGGTTCACAGGGTCGAAGCGGGCGAACTCGCGCAGGGTGCCCTCAATGCGCCAGGCGGTCATGCTGTCGGCTTTTTTCTGGGCGGCTGCGAGCTGGGCATCGATGGCCCGCAAATCGGCCATGCCAAGGTGTTCTTTGGCAATGGCCAGCATCCGGCTTTTGCTCAGGGCATCGTCCGGGCCGTAGGCATCGGCATGGCCGCGCTTGTCCAGCATGGCCTTGAGCACACGGCAGGCGGCCTTGTTGTGGAGCTGTTCCAAGATGGCATCGGTGGGGGTGAGCTCTGTCATATCCAGCATGGCATCCGGGTCACGGGCAAACACGCCGGAGCCGCTGGCGCGGTCCATGCTGCGCTTGCCGCCCTGGGCACCCTTGGAGTGGTGGTGGCAGTAGATCACGGCACAGTCCAGCGCACGGCAGACAAGGTCGAACTGGTTGCAGAACTTTGCCATCTGGTCGGCGCTGTTCTCGTCGCCGGTGATGACCTTGTAGATGGGGTCGAGGATGACGGCGGTGTAACCTTTTTTCCCGGCCCGGCGAATGAGCTTAGGGGCCAGCTTGTCCATGGGGACGGAGGCACCGCGCAGGTTCCAGATGTCAATGTTCCGCAGGTTCTGCGGGGGCAGGCCGAGGGCAGTATACACATCCTTGAAGCGGTGCAGGCAGGAGGCCCGGTCCAGCTCGAGGTTGATGTACAGCACCTTGCCCTGGGCACAGGAAAAGCGGCCCAGCCAGGGCGTGCCCTCGGCAATGGCGATGCACAGCTCAATGAGGGCGAAGCTCTTGCCCGCCTTGCTGGGGCCTGCCAGCAGCATCTTGTGACCCTTGCGCAGCACCCCGGTGATGAGGGCATCGGCCAGCGGCGGCAGGTCGTCCCAGTCGTCAGCCAGACTTTCGGTTTCAGGCAGCTCATCGGTCTCGGCTTCCAGCCAGCCCCACCACTCGTCCCAGCAGCTTTTGCCGATGTTGGTCTCCAGCAGGGTCTGCCGCTGACTGCCGCGCAGGATGCCGGGCATCCGGGAAAGACGGCTGGGGTTGCGGTTCTGCTGGTCGAGGGTCAGACCATTCTTCTGGCAGGCGGCATAGAGGTAATCCACCCGCTTGCGGTATTCGGTGTAATCCGGGGCATCTACCTTGACGATGGCGTGGACGCTCTTGCCGCCGGAGTAGACCAGGGCGGCACAGGGCAGCTCCAGCTGCTTGATGATGGCCTGCTGTCTGCCCAGATCCATGTTGTCGCATTCCACCAGAGCGTAGCGGTAGGCGGTGATATTGGCATCCTTGCGGCCCGTTCCGTCCACCGGGTTGAAGCAGATCCACGCGCCCACCTCGGGGTCGCAGTCGCCCACCACCTTGCCGATGTCCCCGCCGCAGGTGTCCAGCTCTGCGATGAGCTGGCCTGCGGTGCGGTCCCAGCAGCCTCTGGTGGGGCGGCGGCGGTCGTCGGCCATGAAGCTCTCGGTCACATAGGCCACGTGCTCGTCCTGCTCAAAAAGGGCCTGCAGGTAGCGCCTGAGCTGGTCAACTGGGTCCCACTGCTCAGGCAGAGCCAGGTCATGGGATTCCACCCAACGGGGGTCTACCAGCTGCCCCTCCGTTCTGGAGGAGCCGGTGGTGAGCTCGTCGCCCCAGTCCAGCGCGTGGCCCGCGGGGCCGCTCCATCCGTGGCTGTAGGCCAGCTGGAAAATGCTGCTCTCGGTGACAGGCTTTGTGCTGCCGTGAAAGCTCTCCCACTTCCGGGCACACTCACCCTTGTGGTAGCGGCCCCCGTCCCGGGCGCTCCATGCTTCCCAGACGGTGACGGGCAGGCCCGCTTCCTTGAGGCCCATGCCCACCATCGTCCACTCCTCATAAGTCAGGGAGGCCGGGGAAATGAAGTCCAATGCTTCTTTGAGTTCGATCTCATCATTCATCTGCGTTACCATACATCCCATGCGGGTGTTTCAGGCGGGGCTGGCGGCGTATAGGTGCTTGGGGTAACACCCTTGGGCACACCCCGCCAGCCCTGGGCCGCAATGCGGTCGATCATGTGTTTGGCCTGCTCAAAACTCCATGTGCCCACATGCTGGAAGCCGTATTTTTCCAGACAGCGGATCTGTTTGGGTGTGGTGAGGCCTTCGTCCCGGCGCTTGTGCAGCCGATCCAGCAAAAGGCTGGCCTTGCCTGCCGATTCCACCGCATCCGGCAGAATGCCCAGCTTTTCGAGGGCGGTGGTCTGCTGTTCGGTGGGCGGCCCGGCTTCCCAGCCAAAGGTCGGCACATAGCCGGACAGATCCTCGGCCTGAATGCTCATTTCGTATTGGAGCGGGTCCACCAGCTTTGCCTTTTTGCGGCGCTGTTCGGCCAGCTGTTTTGCAAGAGCCTCTTCCCGCTGGGCCACCACGTCCTCGCAGGCCTGGGCGGCGGCTTCCTCGATGTCCTTGGGTACACCGGTCGCTGCCAGATTTTCGGTCATCTGCCGGGCCACGGCCCTGTCCTCGCACACGAGGTCCGCCGGGCGGCAGAGCTCGTGCTTGTCGGTCATCCACAGAAAGTCAAGGAGTAGCAGGTCGGTCTTGCCCTCGGCCAGACGTGTGCCGCGCCCCACCATCTGGCTGTACAGGCTGCGCACTTTGGTGGGCCGCAGCACCACCACGCAGTCCACGCTGGGGCAGTCCCAGCCCTCGGTGAGCAGCATGGAATTGCAGAGCACGTTGTACTTCCCTGCATCGAAGTCGGCCAGCACTTCCTTGCGGTTGGCGCTCTGGCCGTTGACCTCGGCGGCCTGGAACCCCTTGGCGTTGAGCAGATCCCGGAACTTCTGGCTGGTTTTGATGAGGGGCAGGAACACCACCGTCTTGCGGCCCCTGCACCGCTGCACCATCTCGGCGGCGATCTGCTCCAGATATGGGTCCAGCGCCGTGCCCAGCTGCCCCAGCGAATAGTCACCGCTGGTGAAGCCAACTTCGGAGATGTCCAGCTGCAGGGGAATGGTCTGGGCCATGATCTTGCACAGATAGCCCTCTTTGATGGCATCGGTCAGCTTGTACTCATAGGCCAGGCTGTCGAACACCTCGCCCAGGTTCCGCATGTCGCCGCGGTCAGGGGTGGCGGTCACACCCAGCACTTTTGCACCCTCGAAGTAGTCCAGGATGCGGCGGTAGCCGTCGGTGATGGCGTGGTGGGCCTCGTCAATGATGATGGTTCCGAAGTAGTCCCGGGGAAAGCGTTCCAGCCGGGCGGAGCGCTGCAGGGTCTGCACGCTGCCCACCACCACCCGGAACCAGCTGTTCAGGCAGGTGGATTCTGCCTTTTCCACGGCGCTGACAAGGCCGGTGGAACGCTGGAGCTTGTCTGCTGCCTGTTCCAGTAGCTCGCCCCGGTGGGCCAGGATAAGTACCCGGTCCCCGGCACGCACCTGATCGGCGGCAACGGAGGCGAACACGATGGTCTTGCCGGTGCCGGTGGGCAGCACCAGCAGCGTGCGCAGACGGCCCTGCTCCCACTGGGCGTGGATGCTGTCCCGGGCGGCCTGCTGATAGGGACGCAGGGCTTGGATGTTCGCCATCAGAATGCCCCCTGTGTCCAGCCCTGAGCGGGTGCGGCCTTGGGTTCCGGCGGCGGCAGGAAGCGGGTGACCTCATTGCTCTGGCCGGTCTTACCTGCGTTGGGGCCGCTCTGCTTGGTGTATTCCCGGATGCCCAGCTTGCACCAGCCCCGGGCACCCACCACCTCGTTCCAGCGGGGGCGGAAGGTCTCACCGCGCTTGCACTGGCCGATGCTCTCAAAGAAAGCACCCAGCAGGCCCTGGGTCTTGGTGTGGAGGTAGAGCCGGTCAGTGACGGTGGTGTCACCCTTGGCCCCGCCGAAGATCTTCAGGGTCAGCTTTGCCATGGAGCAGGGCGGCAGCTTGGCGCTGCCCTCAAAGCGGGCTCGTTCCATGCCGATGACCTCAAAGGCATAATCGCCCTCGGGCAGGAGCACGAATTCCTGCTGCTCGTTGGTAAATTCGTCGTCCCAGCTCAGGGCGCGGTCGGTGTTCATGTCATTCATAAGTAAGTTCTCCTTTCAATTGTCAAAACGGCAGGTCACGGCTGTCCAGCACCATCTGGAGCACCTGGGGCCATGCGGCCACCAGACAGCCCTCTACGAAATCAGCCGGGTAATCCTTAATGGGCATATCCTCGGGGAAATAGCCCCGCTTGCCCACCACGGCCTGCAGCTCCTCGGGTGTGACGTTGTTGGCGCTCATCAGGGGAGCCAGCTTCTCCGGGACTCCCAGCGCCACAAGCTCCGGGGTCAGCAGTGCTTTGGGCACCGTCTCGGCGGGCGGTTCCGGCTGCGGGGCGGGCGCGGGCAGGATGTCGGCTTCCGGCTGGGGGTGCGGTTCCGGCCTCGGCTTCGGTGCGGGCGCAGGTGCGGTGCCGGGGATGCAGGCGGCGATGCCGGCGTAATCAAAAGGCATCTCGTCGGGCAGACCGAAGCGGTTCTTGGCATCCCAGCAGGGGTGATGGGTGGTGTACATGACCCGGCGGCCGCCGGTGACCTTGTTTTTTGCATTGGGGGCACTGCTGCTCTTTTCCACCACGGTCTGATAATTGACAAAGAGCAGCATATCGCACCACTCCCGGATCAGCGGCTCTACCTGCTTGGTGGTCTTCATGGTCCAGCGGTCGTAGGAGCCAGCAGCGTCCGGCTGCTCAAACTTGGTAATGGCCGCGTGGGCAAGGACCAGAACATTGTGTCCGGTGTTCAGCACCTCTTCCAGCGCGTCCAGCAGCTTGCCGAACTCCTCTTTCAGGTAGGTGTAGCCCTTGCCGTAGCCAAAGCCCTCCAGCCCGTCTACCTTGGCCTTGGCGCAGACGGCATCAATGGCCAGCCGTTCGGCCCAGTCGGCGGTGTCGATGACCAGCGTGCCGCAGGGGATATTTCCCCTGCGTACCTCGGCTACTTCGTCCAGCAGCATGGCCCAGCTGGTGGGCTGGGGCAGACGCTTGATGTTCAGCCGCTTGGTGCCGCCCTCAGTGTCGATGAACACCGGGTCGGGGAAGTGGGAGGCAAAGGTGCTCTTGCCGATGCCCTCGGGGCCATACAGCACGGTCTTGACCGGGGAATCCTGCACCCCGGCGGTGATGGCATACTTGCTCATTTAGAATGCTCCTTTCGTCCAGCTTCTGGGCTGGGGCTTTTCGGTGACAGGCGGCTCGGCATCCTTTACCATGCCGTCCTCAATGATGATCTGGCACTCGCTGCCGGTGGAGACCCGGGTGGCGATGGCCTGCAGGTGCTCTGCTTCCAGCCAGCGGCCAAACTCGGTCAGGGTGGTCATGTCCATCTGCTCCAGCTTGTCCAGCAGCACAAAACCACAGTCCGGGTTCAGGCGGCGGACGATGGCGGCGGCTACCCGCAGCTGATCGCTGCCGGACATATCCCGCCAGTGCTTTCCTTTATAAGTAAGGGCACCGTCCTCCACGCTCAGCTCCGGCAGGGGCAGGTCAGCACCGTTCAGCAGGGCCATGCGGTCGGCCCGCTTCTGGGTGATGGCTTCGGTGAGCTTGTCGAAGTCGCTGGCATACTGGGCGGCCTCGTCCTCGGCCCGGGCCTTTTCCAGATTGGCCCGCACCTTCTGGTTGGTCTCCTCGATGCTCCGGATGGAGGCTTCCAGTTCGGCGGTGGATTCGTCCTGCAGGTTCTCGGCAGATTTCCGGGCCGTGCAAAGCGATTCGTTTACTTCGGTCTGCTCCTTCACCAGCTGTGCAAGGGTCTGTTCCAGCTGAACGCGGCGGTCGGCCAGCGTGCGGGCCTTGCCTTCGAGAAGGTCGATGTTCTGCCGCTTGCGCTGGTTCTCGCCGTTGCGGGCCAGGATCTCCTGCTGCTGGCGGATGAGGTCGGAGGCGCTGACCGGTTCTTCCGGGGCATCGGGGTAGGAAATCAGCTCCTCGGCAAAGTGCTTTTTCTGCTGGGCCAGCTGGCCGGTGAAGGTGCGCTTGTCGTACAGGGACTTGATCTCCAGATCCCGGACGTGCAGCTCGCTGCCGATGCCGATGATGCGGAGCAGGATGTCCGCTTTCTCCTTGTCGGATGCCTCCATAAAGCGGGGCAGGTCAAGGGCCAGCGGCTCGATAAAGGCGTTGAGCAGCTGCTGGCCGCTGCGCCGCCCGGTGGGGTCGGTAACGGTCAGGGTGCTGTTTTTGCCCTTGCGCTCCACCACCACGCCGTTGGAAAGGGTGACCTTGAGATGGGCGGGAGCCACGGCCCCGTCCCGCTGTGCGGCATTGGGGCGGAAGCGGTCGCCGCCCAGCGCCCAGGCAAGGGCATCCAGCACGCTGGTCTTGCCCTGATTGTTGTTGCCGCCCACGAGGGTGAGCCCGGTGGGGGCAGGAGTGAGCGCAACGGCCTTGATGCGCTTGACGTTTTCGGCCTCAAGGGCCGTGATGGTTACAGACATCTGGATACCTCCCCTTGGATCTGTCCGAGTGTGTGAATGAGCATATTGGTCAGCTGCTCCCGCTGTTCGGGCGGAAGCCTGCGGAGGGACGGAACCACCATTTTGCCGATGTTCTGGAAAGAGCGGTCGGCCAGCAGCACGTTGTCATAGGAGCTGTGGGCATCCTGTTCACTGCCGGAAGCGGCCTGTTCCAGCTGTGCCCGCAGGTCGGCGGTCATCTCGGCGGCCATTTCCCTGGCCTGACGCTCCACCTCTTCCTTGTCCACCACCGTGGTGATGGGCTGCTTCTTGAGTGCATCATTCTCTGCCTTGAGCTTGTCGCCCCGGAGCTTGGCCGCTTCGGCCACCTGCCGGGAACCAGCAAGCTGGTTCTCCGCGTCCTTAGCGCGGGCTTCGGCCCTGTCGCGTTCAGCTTCGGCTTTCTGGCGCTGGAGGTTGGCCGCAATGCGGCTCTCGTCTGCATCGTGGTAGCTCTGCTGGAGCTTGGCGTTCTGCTCGGTCAGGCCCTGAACATCCGCAAGGGCGGCATCCCGCTGGGCTTCGACATCTTGGATGTGGCTTTCCGCCCAAGCAGCCCGATTCTGGGCACCCAGCAGCTTGTCCCGCTCAGTCTCGGCAGCATCAGCGCGCTCTTTCTCGGCTTTGATCTGGGCAAGGGCTTCCTGATACTGCTTGTTGGTGGTGATGTCACCACTCTTAACCTGCTCCACCAGCTCTGCCGGGGCGCTGGGCTTTGCCACGGCATACAGCAGAGTGGGAGACAGCTCCTTCAGGATCTTCTGCTGGCGGGGGCTGCTTCCGTTCAGTAGTGCCGAGACCTGCAACAGCCGGTAAGCGGTATCCTTGGTGATGCCGATGGACACGCACCACGCCCGGAAGGTATCTTCTTTTTTGGCGAACTTACCGTTGTCGCATTGTGCGACAACGGTGCCGCACAGCGCATCATGGGCAGCGGCAATGGCATTGCCCATGTGCACAAGGCCGCGTTCGGCCATCTGCTTGCCGTGGTGGTACTCGTCCTCAGCGAAGTGCAGGTCCTCCACGGTCTGGTCGGTCAGGCCGGAATAATCAAACGCCGGGCGCATCGCATCCGGCACGGTGGTTAGGGGCTTGTCCTGCATGGCACCAGCTGTTGATACAGAAGAACCGCCCGCCGATGCGGCAGGGGCCGACTCCTCCTCTACCGGGTCAATGGGTGCGTTCTTGCAGGGCTTGGCATCCCTGAGGGCCGTCAGCATCTGCTCGGGGAGCTCGTAGTCGTCCATGGGAATGAACTCGTCGCTGGTCAGAAACGCTTCCGGGGTCAGATGCTTTTCAGCGGCCTTGGCCTTGTCGAACTTCTGTGCCAGCAGATGGCTTTCCTTCCAGACCCGTGCGGATTCGTCCCAGCGCCAGAAGCGCCCACGGGTATAGGCGTAGTAAACATCGTTGCTGTTCTGGCTGATGATACTCATACCCTCACCTCCGTGCCCTTCAGGCGGTCCAGCATCTCGGTCTGTACATCTTTGTTCATGGGCTGGATGTTGTTGCCCTTCCATCCGTAGCAGAGGATGGGCCCGTAAAGCTGGCGGCCCCGGTACTTCCGGTTGAGCAGACTGGCGGGCTGGATGGGACCATCGTACCGGCCCACGAACAGCACCGCCGGGGTGCGGGGCATCACGATCATCTCGCAGGGAGTTCCCAGCCGGTTCTCAATGGCCCACAGGCTGTCGGGCAGGGATGCGATCACCGGAGCCTTGACCGGCTCGGCTAAAATACCTTTCATTTGTAAAATCCTTTCTGATGTGATATCATCAAGGGTGATGGGGCTTGTGAATTCCATCACCCTTTGGGCTCGTCCGTGTTACCAGCACGGGCGGGCTCATTTGCTTTTCATGCGCCCCTCCGGTTCTGCCGGTAGTCCGGCTCTTCGGTGCGGGCGTGGGTGCGGTCAACGCGGCCATAGCGGCGGGCGTTCTGCTCACGATCCTGGGCGGCAAAGCCCAGCCGCAGGAACGCTACCGCTGCCAGAACCAGGCACAGGGCCGTGACGAACTGGCTGTCAGAGATGGAGCTGCCCAGCTGTGCACCGCCCTCGATGCCCATGCCGTACAGCAGACTTACAGCACCGCTGGCAGCAGCCAGCCAGTACCAGACGCGGGATTTAATCTTCATTGGGAGATTCCTCCATTCTGTCCATGAGGTCTGCGGCAGTAGTCACTATGCTGAGCAATGCTTCCGGATTTCTTTGATCTATGCAAATCCCGGCAATCAGAGCGGCGCAAAGGGCTTTCTGTTCCATCTCTGTACCGCAGGCATAAATCTTGGGGTTCCCATCCTTCCCCAGCTGGATTTTTAACTGAGCGTTCGGGCTGATATTCATGCTCCTACCTCCTGAAGACAATTGACTGCGGGTCTGCAGTCGTCCAATGCCCATCCGATGACCGGGTGCCATTCGCCATCAGCAAAAATCTGCAGCCCGGTGTGGCTTTCATCCTTGATTTGTCCGCCCAGCTGGTAGCAGCCAGATGCCTGACTACCGTCCCAACGGAACCACTTGTTCCAAAACAGCGGTGCGATGTACGCGCATCCAGTGGGCGCTGCGGCCCGCTCGGATGCAAGGGTATAAGGTTTCATGCGGTCTTTTCCTCCTTTGCGATTGCCGGGAAGAAATACGCCCCGATCTGCTCCTGCGGAATGTGTAGCACCTTGCAGATCTTAACGATCTCGCAGGCCTTCCAGCGCCCCTTGTCCTCCGGGGCATTGAGGCGGCCCTTGAGGGTGTCCAGTGGGATGTCGGACAGCTCGCTGAGCTCTTTTTGCAGCAGCCCCTGATCTTCGTACAGGCGGCGGAGCTTCAGAAACGGTTTCTTTGCCATAGGTCAAACCTCCTTGTTGTCAGATGCTGCGCTGGAGCAGATAATCAATGGAGCAGTCGAACATTTCTGCCATTTTTTCCAGCTTGGATTGGGGGATGTTGCCGTGAACCATCCAGTTGTAAACGGTCTTGCGGGTGACACCCAACGCCTTTGCAAACTCCTCAATAGTCAGTTTGCGACGGCTTCGTTCTGCGTTGATGTTCGGATAGAGCAATTCAAAGAACTCCTTTCGTGTAACTTGTTACTCGCTTTGAGTAACTGCAATTATGATATACCCGAAACGAGTAAATGTAAAGTAAAATAATACCCAAATTGAACAGTGATTTTTTGTGAATACTGCCCAATTCGGGTATTTTGGTTGACTATTTACTCAAAACGTGTAATATAATATACATAGGGAAGAAGGAGGTAACGATTATGAACCGAATCCCTGAACTCCGAAAAGAACGCGGCATCAGCATGAAGCAGGCAGCAGAACAGCTCGGGATGCCTTACACGACGTATGTCAACTACGAGAAAGGTGTCCGGCAACCGAATTCCGAGACATTGATCGATCTGGCCAATTTTTATAATACGTCCATTGACTATATGCTAGGGAAGAGCAACAATCGCATTGATGAACATACCTTGGATGTGGTGAATGAAATTGACCAGGACATTCTGGAAAAGGCAGGAAACGTCAAAGAAGCACTACGGCTGCAGGCCAAAAGGGATGCAGAGACGATTCCTCCCGGCTTCCAGCCCATGCCGGAGATGGACATGGTCCCATTGGTGGGCCGGATCGCCTGCGGTACGCCGATCACGGCGGAACAGAACGTGGAGCGCATAGTCTGTGTGCCGTCCAAGTGGCGTTCCACCTTTACACTGACCTGCAAGGGCGACAGCATGGAGCCCCGGATACACGATGGTGATCTGGTGGCCATCCGGAAGCAGCCGGAGGTAGAAAACGGCGAGATCGCTGCTGTGCGCATTGGAGAAGAGGCAACCCTGAAACATGTCTATCTGCACGAGAACTTCATTGAACTGAGGCCGGAGAATCCGGCTTTCAACAGCATCATCCTCAGCCGGGAGGACATGAACGACGTTGTAATCGAAGGCAAGGCCGTCGGGCTTTGCCGGGATATATAAAAACAGGAGGAAGCATCATGGCAAAGTCACCTTATGCCCGGAAGGAATGGCTCCGCAAACATAGCACAAGCAAAGAGATGCGGTGGCTGAACAATGGCATTGATGCGGCAGTCAAAGGCATAGGTTCTGGCCGAAAGTCGATACAGGCTCCCGGAAGTACACAGGAAGACTGGAGTAGAACCGCATTATCCAAAGGTCAGCTGCGCGCTGCAATCATAATCGGTGCGATCCTGCCGCTTTTTGGTATTGCAGGATTGGAAGGCCAAGAGCTTGGCGGAGCGTTTTTTCTGGCCGAGTTTCTTCTGTTTATGTTGCCGTTCTTTCTGGCTGTTCTGGTTTTTATGCTGTTTAATAAGTCCACGCGCTCCGGAGAGAGCTGTGAATCTAAGGCGGAGCCCTCAGATTCAAAATTGGACGATGGGCCAGATCTTACAGATGAAGCGCAGTACACCCCGAAGCCGGAATGGATGGGAAAAATGGTCCCTATTAACTCCCGTGCAGATGCCAGAATGCTGGCCCCTCAATTTTTGAAGCAGGCGCAGGAAAGCGCAAAAATCCTTCAGACAACTACGGAACCAGCTGTATTTTTTGAACGATACGATTTTTGTGTTGGACGTTTGCAACAACTGGAAGAGTGTAAACAGTACGGCGTGCCAGTGGGGACGACCGCAGACTTTGCAAAGTATCGGAGCCTTTCGTTCCGGGATGGAGCTGTAAGCGAGATTATCCATCGCGTTGCAGATAAGTACAGCGCAAAGATCGAGAGCTTGAAAACGGGAAAAGCCAAGAAGAACTGGGCAGAAAAGTATAGTAAGGCATTTGAGCCATATCTGCCGTACATGAGCAATGCTCAGCGGACTGAGTTTGTCGAGGTGAGCGAGGAACTTTCTTCACTGGCCGAGAAAGATAACATGGAATCTGAATAAAACAAAAACTCCCCCGGTGCTGGAACACCGAAGGAGTTAAAAGAAGCGGCTCACCCAGAAGAGGGCATCGCACACTCGACACTGCGATTATACCTCTTTTGGGCGGGCTTGTCAAAGTGTACCCATGGAGGTGTATTTTTATGGGACGAAGAACCAATACCGCCCAGTGGCTGCCGAACCAGAAACGCTGGCAGATCAAGGTGCAGAAGGACGGCCAGCGCAGGACGTTCACCAGTGCAAAGCCGGGCCGCACCGGTCAGCGGGAAGCCAACCGGAAGGCAGACGCATGGCTGGATGACGGAATCTGCAATACCACAAAGCGCTGCTCTGAGGTGTGGGCTGAGTATCTGATCTCTGTCAAGGCTACGGCAGGCACCAGTTACATTGAGCAGGTGGAAAAGTTCGGGCAGAACTACATCCTGCCAGTGATCGGTGCCCGGCAGATTGGCGACCTGAGCACAGGAATGCTGCAGGACGTACTGAACCGAGCGTATAAAGAGGGCTGTCTGAATCCGAACAGCAAGCGCCAGAGCCGGGGCAATCTTTCCCGTAAGACGCTGCAGGGCATCCGAGGCGTGGAGGTATCCTTTGTCAAGTGGGCGCGCCAGCATAAGTACACGACCCTGCGGCCAGAGGATGAAAACCTGACCGTTCCGAAGGGTGCTCGCCAGAAGGGGCGGAAGATTCTGCAGCCGGACAGCCTGCGGGTGCTGCTCTCCACCGATACCCGTGTGGTTCGTGGAAAAGTGGAGCCGGACGAGAACGTGCACGCCTACCGTCTGGCCGTAATGACCGGCCTGCGCCCCGGAGAACTGCTGGGCCTGCGTGTAGGCGATCTGGACGGAGACCGGCTCCACATTGGCCGGGCCATCAACCGCCAGAACGAGGAGACCAGCGGCAAAAATGAGAATGCCATCCGGACGGTGGTACTGCACCCTCTGGCCGTGAACGAGATCCATGCCCAGCTCCGGCAGCGCACGATGGAAGAGGAGCGACCGCTGACGAATGACGATCCGCTGTTTCTGCTGTCCAACCAGCAGAGCCTGTATAACTATTGGAGGTTCTATCAGTGCTGCAACGGTATCGACCCACCCATCAGCCTGTACGAACTGCGGCACACCTTTGTCAGCATGGTTGCGGATGCGGTGTCACCCGCTCAGCTGCGCCGCATGGTCGGCCACAGCCGCAGTATGGATACCTTCGGCTGGTACGCACATGATGTCACGGGCCGTGATGTTGCCACTGCGCAGACCATCTCCGTAGTGCTGGCCGAGTACGCCCCGGACACCGAGGAATAACCCACTTTGCAACCCACTTTTAACGTTGCGTCCGGGCCGAAAAGGTTTCGTGTTCCATTTTGGGTGTCTGAAAATCCGCATGGTTTCTAACTTTTTAAAATCCAAAGGCTTGGGTGGAACAAAGCCGTGGTTGTTCGAATCCACCCGCGCCCACCAAGAACTCCAGTATCCGAACCGGGTACTGGAGTTTCTGTTTTGTAATAACCTTCCCGGAGGCTAGGCGGGTGGATTCGAACAGCATCGACCCGCCGAACAGTCCGGCGGGGAAAAAAGCCCCTGCGGGGCTTTTTTAGATGCGCGGCTTGCGTAATCCACCCGCGCCCA